AACATCGTATCTAAATAATGTATACACCGGAAGTAATGTTGCCGTATCATCATCACAAAAAATTTTAAGATTGATTGATAATTCAAATGAAGTTGATAATCCAGAAACTTGTGCAGATGATCCTTTTTACACATATGATATTGTTAGTGGAAGTTTGAATGATGGAACACATATTAGTGGAACCGGTAGTATAAATCTAAATAATAAAATGGCAACAACCTATGGTCAAGTATATCCAAATCTCGGGTTTATTGTTCTTGATGCGTCTAAACTAAATAATTATTTGAATTTTAATACTGTAACTGGTAGCAATATAAATGGTGATAATTCTTACAAATTCTTTACTGCAATAAGTGGTGCAAATAATTTTAATCACCCAATGAAGGCAAGAAATGTAAAAGAAAAAACTACAAATCATTATTTTGTAAGAGTAAAATCTAATGATGCAAATTATAGTAACAACCCAACATACGTTAAAGATAACCAAGATGAAAAAGGTAGAATAAAAAATCATTGTTTCTATAATGATCCAATGACATACATAACAACAGTTGGTCTTTACAATAATGACAGAGAATTACTTGCTATTGCTAAATTGAGTAAACCTATTAAAAAAACAAGAGCAAATGATATTTTGATAAAAATTAGATTGAATTGGTAATATGATAAGATCTGAAACCGAAATACTTAATGCATTAACTGGATCATTTTTAGCAGATTATCCTATAATAATAAATTCAAATGATATAAATGATGCTGCTATAAAATTATTTTTACAAATAATGGGTATTACAAGTTCTAGTTCAACACCAAATGAACTATTTAATGTTAGTCAAGTTGATGAACCACTTACACTTGCAAATTATTATGCTAGAAATTATATTGAAACAAATTTACAAAAAATAAGACAATATATTGATGTGGATTTACCAACACGGGTGCAAAAACTACCAGTAATTTTGGATCCGTATACATTTACTGAAGATCCATACCAACGATCTGTTATATTAAAAGAGAGAGGCAGAATTGAGGAGATATTTGAATTATACGGTGTAGAATTGCCAATCATTGCTTATAGTTTTTTTGGAGGATAATATATGTCATCCAAATTAAGTATGGAGATAAATTGGCTTGTATTGGAATATATTAAAAGATACATTTTATTTCAAATATCAAGTGGATTTCCGTCAAGAGATAGAATAAGCATTGTCATAAACAATGGCAATCCTACTTTTTTTGTAGTTCCTCCGCAAGTGATAACATCATCACCAGATGTTTTGCCAAATGAATTTAATAGACAAAGTTTTGCATATAAGCGTATAATTAAACCAGATGATTACGCAGGTCCAATGTTTAGGTATAATACTAAACCATTGTTTAAGTGTGATAATGAAAGATTAACAACATTTCATACTGGATCTACAAATAGTCTACACTCGAAGTATTATATCCCCATATTGAATGCAATAGAAGGAGAATCCGGCGCATATTATCAATTTGATATTTCATATGCGCACATATCAGGTTCAGGTTCATCATATATGTTGGATCAATATACAAACGCTTATCCAGCAAAATCAATGTATAAAAAATATATGTTAGAATGTTTGGATAGAGATACTGGAAAATTTCCATTTAAGAATGGAATAAACGGTGATTATTTTTATGCAATACATTTTAATCAAGAATTGTTTAAGGACAGAATAGATCCTGGAAATATACAAATACATTTATCACCGATTATATCTAACCCAAGTCAATCAATAAACACCGGAAGTAATTTTTATGCAAATGATTCATCTAGTGTAGTTTATTCTTTGATAGATGATAGTGGTGATGGTGATAATTTCTACTCCGAACATGAAGATACAAAAGACTATTATTATTTAGTTTCTGGATCATTAAATCAGGGCGTTCATGGTAAAAGTAAAGATAATGCTTGGGGTGTAATCTTTCCAAGAAAAGGCATAATTATTTTAGACGGTGTTGTTTTGGATCAATCATGTTCTTTCAATACGGTTACATCATCCATTGATGGTGATAATATACGAAAGTTATTTGTTTCAATTAGTTCTTCTGCAGTCCCAACTACATATAGAGTTAATCCTGGCTCTTGGTATGCTCGTTCTGCCGAAGAAACAATAAGTGAAACATATTTTTGTAGAGTATCTAGAGATGATTTTAACTATTCAAATAACATTACATATCGTAGTGGTAGTAACAACATAATTAGATATTCAAGGTTTTATGAAGAACCAAAAGTTTATGTATCAAGTATTGGTCTTTACAACGATAGGAGAGAATTAGTTGCAATTGGAAAATTAAAAAATCCTATATTAAAAAAAGACACCGAAGAATATGTGTTTCAAGTAAAAGTAAGGTTAAATTAAAATGTCATTTCAAGTTGGAAATACTTTAAGTTTGTGTTACAAACAATTGAAACATGGTGATTATACAATATCACCATTTCAAGCATTTAAGTTATGGGAATTTAGAACAGATCATGAAATTCCATTACAAAATTATTCAGATTTGAAAATGCAAACTTATAGAGTATTGTATCCTGAAAATCATAAATACTTTGGTAATATAGCAACTATATCATCTTCAAATTATGAAAGGGTATTTACAACACAGAGTTTAGATCCAAAAGTTTTGTGGTATTATCTTGATCATAATTTTTACACAGATTATTTTATAGATAAAATACCAGTAGAAGCAACTGACGATAATACAATAACATACTTGGCAGAATCAAGTTCTCTTATGATAATTCCACTAAATATGTTTGGTGAAGGTATACGTGGAACTTCATTTAGAGTTACAAATTACAACTCCGTTTCATCTTCTTATACCTATACATTAGTGGATGATTCTTTTGGTAATTTAAGAGATACCGCATTTGATGATACAAAATTTCCATCTATAAATAATTTATTATTATACACTGGATTTAATGAAAAATATCGTGAATATAATTTTGTAAATAAAAGAACAAACTATGTAATGGATAGTTCACCATCGCATGATTATATTAAAATTGTAAATAATGATTTAATAAATTATGCTCCTGGTATACCAACAACAGACACATCCGAATCAACCGGAGTATGTGCGTTAATGGAAGGTGGATATTTTGAGGTAAAAAATTACAATAGATTTAATTTTCACAAAAATAAAAATTTTGCTTTTAGTTTTTGGATAAAAATACCCAATCAGCAATATAATCCAACTTCTTCTTACAATTCATTGTTCAACAAAAATACAATGCGTAGAGTTGATACATTAAATGAATCGACTCTTGATTATATTGCAGGTAGTTTTTTAAGAAAATCAAATCAATATCCATTTGATATTTTCTTACATAACAATTCATCACCAGATATTCATAAAATTTCTTTCCAACAAAGTTCTGGTATAGAAATAGCAGAAGTAAAATCATCAACATTAACACCAAATACCTGGTATCATGTTGTTTGCCAAAAATCTGGTAGTAATTTTCAAATTTGGTTAAACGGTGTATTAGATTCAAGTATTCAAAAAACAATGGAATTTACGGTTCAAAACGAAAACAATTTTTATATCAGCGGTAATGGTTTGGATAATCACAATTTTTCTGGATCATTGGATGAAATACGGATATATTCAAATGCATTAACACAGGATCAAATAGAACATTTGGCAAATAATGATTACAATAGTGGATATGCATATGGAACATCGCGGGTTGGTAATATATTTTACAAAAATGGTATAGTAACTGTTTCTGATCCAAGACCAAAATATAAAAATGCTTTATTAGGTCAGAATGGCAACTTCGATTACAATGGAACATCCGATGGATTTATTGGTAGTTTTAGAGGATCAGCTACTTTCTATCAATATGAGATTATATGCAAAATAAAGAAGAATGAGTTTAATTATACAATGAATCCATCTGTTAGGAGAGACAAAGATATTAACACGGTTTTTATGGATGATTATGTTACAGGTTCTGCATTTACACCATACATAACGACTATTGGTTTGTATAGTAGAGAAAATGATTTGGTTGCTGTTGCAAAATTAGCAAATGCTATAAAAAAACGAGACGATGTTGATATGAATGTTATTGTAAGGTTTGATATGTAATGCGTAGAAATCAAGTTGCAATTAAACATGGTTTTCGTAGTGGTTTGGAAGATAATGTAAACGATATGTTGAAAGAACACAACAAATCATTCAGTTACGAAAGTGAAAAAATATCCTACATACAACCAGAAACCAAACACAATTATACACCAGATTTTGTT